TACAGCAGTAATAGATTGGTGTGTTTTCCACAATTCTATAAACTCAGCATCAGAAATGTTAGGTGTTTGAGGCATATCTATTCCAATTTTAATCGCCAATAGGACGTGTTTTTTGCCATCCAAGGTTTGCTCGGATTAAACATTTTGAAACCACACGAGATGAGAGAATTAGCTGAAGCTGGATTGTCGTAGGTGCTAGTTATTAGCCACCTCAATCCAAGAGCTTTTGCTTGTCGGATGCGCACCCGAATAAGCTTTTTCTGTAACCCTTGTCCACGATGATCAGACACAACGCCACAGCGTATAAGGTAGCCGCAATCACTCCACCAAGGAGAATAAATAAGACCCGCAAAAGCACAGTCCACATCATTCTCAGAAGCAATCCACCAATAGCCATGAGCAAAATCAAACGTTTTATCATAGGGTAGGCACTTCTTATGAAGTACCGACAGCTTCTCTACAATAAAATGTTTGCGAGTATCTACTCGTTGTATTTTCATGATGTTGCGTATTAGGCATTGCTAACATGAAAGATTTATGAATATGTACGAGTACCTTGTTTATCTATGATTAATACTTGTTTACGTGGTGTACCAGAAGGTTCGTTAGGAACAGAGATGTGTGTCCAAGAATCAAACTCTCTAATCAATTGGTCGTACTGTATTGTTGAATTTTTGATAGCCTGAACAACTTGGTCAGGAGACAAACTAGGGACACGGATGTCAGCTGCACAACCAATTCGATGTTGTGAAGAGTCTTTGCTACCAACAGCATCATTCAACTCTTTACAACGAAAGCCAGAGTTAACCATAATGGGATTGTTATTAAGAACAACTTTAACCTTTTCTAACAGCTCAGCTACACGCTTAAGGTTGTTAATCTCCGTGCTATTAGGAACATTCTCAATAGTACGGTGATCAGTATGAGTCAACTCTTCAAGAGTAAAGTGTGGAGTAAGTTGCATATTAATGTTTGTGGCTTGCACCAAAGTAGTAGGAAAGAACCATAACCAAAGCACCATCTAAGGTGCCTAGTACACGAATAATAATCTCACGCATCTCATTGGGAACAACGTGAGTCAATAAGTGATATTGAATGAGTCCCCATGCAATCACCACAACAAGAGCGAGGATAGGAGTAACAGATTTGTTAAGTAAAGGAGTGTTCTCACTAGTAGCTAAAGCTGCTTCGTTCTTACGAGCAGAGTCTCTGTCTGCTGCATCTAACTTAGCGTACTCTAACTCTAGCTCTGCTATCTTTTGAGCAGCAGCTGGATCACCTGCAATAGCTTTTGCAACAGCATCCACGGAATCAGAAACGCCAAATTTACTAGCCAAAGCGGTAACAGCAGCACCGCCCAAAGGACCAGCCACAACAGTTGCCAACGTGGGTGCGATACCCTTGAGTAGATTGAATAAGTCATTCATTTAATTCTCCAACATATTTCAGCTTGTTTCTTATAGTAGTTAGCTCGTTTGTCATGCTCACGCACAAACCAAGTTGCACACCCTACCACCACAACGATAAGTATGGTCACAACTACCATCACAGCAATTTCCCACATCAATATCCCCATCGCCATTCCCTATCGTATTCTACTAACCAAGTTAATAACCAAATAGAAATGCACACATAAACTAATGCAATTGCACCAGCTATGTATATATGTACTTTCTGTTTGATTCTTTTAAGACGCTCTTGTCTTTTTAACTCAGCCTGTCTAAGGGCTTGTTTATGTAGCAGCTCAAGCTCTCGTGCTTCGTTAATGAGCTTGTCTCTCTCTTCGAGTATCTCTACCCACAAGTCAGGCATACCCAACTCGTATCTAACCATGTGCTCTAGGTCTTTGTAATACTGCCTAATTTGACGAACGTGCATCACGTTGTCAATAGCTTGCATTGTTACATTTTTAACCTTACCTTGCTTAGCAAGTTCTTTTGTCTCTTCTTGTTTCTTCTTATAGTCTTGTTCTATTTGGTCTTGACCGTGAAAGAATTTCGAGAGTAACCCACCGACTTCACCAGCAATACCTGCAACCTCACCCCCAGTCTTCTTGATGTCTTGGTAGGCTTCAACTGCCGACTTGATTCCTTCGTAGGCAAGTTTGCATCCAGCAAATATGAGCGTTGGTTCCACATTATTTGTAACTACTAATAATTAAATTATCAAACTCTTCTTGACTAATGTTACTGGGAACATCTAAGTTAGCAGACACTAACTTAACATCTTCCATAAGCAGCGAAGAAGCTTTAAACGTATTAATAATGTCCAGGGGAGCAACACCATCCCCAGGGACAACTACGTGACCATACCCTATGACTGTTCTGCCATACGGATCAGTGTGTGGTTTAGGTCTAAAGCCCTTCATAGATTTAATAATGTTTATAGCTTTACTTGATACGTTCATGTTATGTTGGAGCTGTGTAGGCTGTAATAATGCCATTAGAAACTGTAAGAGAACCATTACTACCAGCAAGAGTTAGTTTAGCTAACGCTACTGTGGTAGAGATGCCTGTGTTCTGAGTAGCCATAGTACCTAGTCCTAAGTTAGTACGAGCTGTACTAGCATCAGCTAGATCACTTAAATTGTTTGCTCTATAAGCATAGGTAGTATCTGCACCAGTAGCAGTAACTCCTAAGTTTGTTCTAGCAGTACTAGCAGAAGCTAAGTCTGACAAGTTGTTAACTCTGTATGCGTATGTGGTGTCAGCACCTGTAGCAGTCACACCAAGGCTAGTCCTAGCACCAGCTACAGTGTTAGCGTTAGTACCACCATAAGCAATAGCCAAAGAACTATTGAGAGCAATACTTGTAAATTTACCTGATGATGGAGTTAAAGAGCCAATAACAGTGTTGTCAATAGATCCACCATTAATTAGCACAGCATTAGCATCTTGTTGTCCAAGACTACCAAAGACTCGGTTACTTAATCTTTGTAACCAATCTCTCCAAGCAAAGTTTTCCCCAATAGGATTCTGGGGAATAGGTACGTTGATGTTGTTAGCCATTAGCAGTACTCCACATCTTTGCAGTAGCCGTTCTTATGCAGCTCAGGCAGCATCTCTTCTAACTTCTTACCAATGTCATCCCTGACCATAGGAGAGTTAATCATGCACACCTTCTTTTTGAAGTGCTTGTAACAAGCAGTACGAGCATCTTCAACAGTTTTACCTGTACCAGAGACAGTCATCACATAGCTGCCACAAGTAACCAAACAAGGCTCAGTTAATTTACCATTCTTATCAGGAGAGAATCCCATCTTGACTTCTGACAAGTGGATGTTTTTAGTAGCATCATCGAGAGTCATATCAAAGATAGGGTAACCAGTGTTCTCTTTCTTTTTTACATTGCTATACGGGTAGTCAGGTTGAGACACAACAATTCCTACTGCTATGTCACTCTTTACTTTTAGTGTGTCTTTACCATTGATGCTATCTAGCATCCACTCAACGGGGTCACCCACGTGTAGGGCTTGTTGGATCTGAAATAGAGGCCATCCAGGACGAGTAGTAAACTCCAGGGGCCAAGGTTTGCCACGACTATCAATAATGCAATTAACATCGATATAACCAGTGTAACCAATTCCATGTAAGAACCCCTCCAAAGGTTTAAGAACTTTATCAGCTAACAAAGACTCTTGTGTATAGCGCAGCACAGTACCTTGCTCACCAGTAGCAGGACCGTAGTCACCAGACATCAACTTCTTGAACTCCCAGTTCTCAAGGAAGTGTTTAGAGAAACCACCAAGACCAAACCAACCACCAACAGCCATCTCTGAACCAGCATGGAACTCTTGAAGAACAAACTCACCATCGTAAGCGTTCATTTTCTTCCACTTGTTCAACATGAACACCATGTCACGCCAATCCTTAGAGCAATAGCTCAAAGACTTGTCACCATCACCCAGGGGTTTAGACACATAGCGTTTATCTTTGTTACTAAGAACAAGAGCCATAGCATCTTCGTACTTCTTAAACTTCTGCATAGGAATAGTTGGGATACCAGCTCTCTCAAAGATAGCAGAGCCATACTCGCGGTCCTGTTCCCAACGTGCTCCCTCTACATTGCAGCCATAGATAGGGTAACCCTGAAGACGATATTTCTCTAGCTGCCTAATGTAGCGACTGTTATCAGTAACAAATATTAGGTCAGCCCAGTCCATACTAGGTTCCCAATCAGTAACCTTCTTGAAGCATTCCTCCATGCCATCACCGTTCTCACAGCGAGTACCATCAAAGTTGTTGCGCATGTACACACGCACTGAATGACCATAAGCAGCAGACTTGATACCCAAGTCCATAGCAAACCCACAGTCAAATTGGTCAATGATTAAGAGGTTCATTTGTTAGTCTTTCTATCAAGCTCTTTTCTACGTTTACGTAGAGTCTCACCTTGTTGTTTATGTTTCATAGTCATTGATTCTCTACCAGCTTGAATTTCTTTATCCCTGTATGCCCAGGCTTGTTCTTTAGTAGCAAGCTCACGTTCTGCATTAGCAAGTTTACGTTGTTCTGGAGTAGACCCGTAGATAGGGAAGCCCATTGTTCCTAGTATTGCTCTCTTAGCACCCTCACCTTCAGGTGCGCCAGCAGCTGCTTGAAATTGAAATGGAGCAGCAGATTTAGCTACAGTCAACAATCTGTTTGTAGCACTTCTATCAACTAGTTTGGGAGCATTAGGACTGCCATACTCAAGACCACCAATGCCAATGATTGCAGCTTTAGGTAAGAACCCAAGTTTGTTAGCTAGTGTTTTATCTGGATCCATAATCCAGTGGTATGGCTCCATAGCGTGTTTCATAGCTTGCATAGACGTACCATCTGGGAACTCAATACGAGTTGGATCTTTGTTCTCCCACACAGGACGATCAGCAGTAATCATGTTGATGCCGTTAATCAATGTGAGATATGTCAGAGCAGTCTTAAACTGATACAACCTAGCATAGTCAGCCTTAGTTGTAGGAGTCATCATGCCTTTAACACCATCAACAGGATGCCACTTAGTAGGGTTCAACTCTTTAGGAAGAGCAGCAGTAAAGGCACGAACAGTAGAGATAGTCCAGTCAGGAGCAAACAAAATTAACTGAAGATTTCTACGACCTTCTGGGCTGTATGCAGCCATAGCCATACGTTTACCCATCTCTGTCTGAGCACTAGTAGCTGCTTCAAACCAATTCAAACCACCAAAGCTATCATTAACAAATGATGCAATCTCTTTACGAGATGCTGCTTCATCAAAAGGTTTGCCTTCTTTAGAAGCTTGCATACGTGCTTTGTCTAGATAAGCATCAGCAACCATAATCTTGCCACCAGTGTGCAAGTAATCCCAGGTGTACTTATCAAACAAACCTAGTGTGTACTTCTCAACAGTAGACATTGTTGACTCAAGAGCACGAGTCTTAGGACCAAACTTAGCAATCAATGAGTCAGCATATTTACCAACAGAGGTTAACAAACCTTGAGACACATCTTCTGGCATCTCTAGTTTTAAACCATCTTGTCTAATCCAAGTGTCTACGTTGTCTCCTAGTCCACCGTTCTTAAACTGTTCAACAGCTTTAGAGATAGCAGACAGCTGAATGTCTTTGCCAGTAACAGCCTTAACACCCTTCTCTACTAGAGGCAACACAATAGCTTCCTTAACAGGACTCCAAATAGGTATGCCTGAACTAGAGATAACTTCCATCAAAGATTTAGCATGGAAGAAAGAACCAATAACGTTAAGACGTTTAGTTAGTTGAGATACAGCTCCAAGAGCTTTCATTAAGTCCCCAGGACCTGCATCAAATACAAACTTTAAAGCTGGCAACATATCAGGATGAACAGCGTACCCAGAGAACTGAGGACTGTCCATCATGCTCCAACCAACAGGCATAGGGTTGTCTTTGTTAACCTCTTTGATTAAAGTCTCACCAGCAACGTTACGTACCTGTTTAAGAGTGTCTACAAGCTTCTTGTTCTCAATAGCTTTCTCCATTGACAGGGCGTACTCTTTATAGATCTCTGCAATGTCTTTGGTTTTAATCTTAAGACGGAAGTCAGACTTACCAGCAGCAGCTATACGAACGTTAGCTTCGTTAATGAATGTCTCTAAGTCTGCAAAGGTTTTGAACTTACGCTCTTTACCAAACTTAGATGTGGTAGACATACCACGCATAGTTGGGTCACTACTAGATGTTCCTAGTAACGAATTAATAAACTCTTCACGAGCACCAGGGGGAGCACCAGCCCAATCAAGAATGTGAGTAACGTAGTCTTCTAGAAGACCTTTAACAACACCTTGTTCTACAGCACGGTCACCAATGTCTTTGACTAGAGCCCCATACTTCTTAGCAAGAGCAAGTTCTTCTGGGCTAAGACCAGACAGATCACCTCTATCAATAGCTTCAGCAACAGCTTCTCTACGAGCAGGATCAGGGACACTCTTGAGCATCTCTTCTTTCTCGTTGTGTATGACACGTTCATTAGCTTCTTTGTTTCTAATGTTTATGCCAACAGCCTTCTCTGTTTCTTTGATAGGTTCTTTCCAAGTTTTTTCGTATTCACGATAGCCTTCATAGAACTTAACAGCTTCTACTTCACCATGCTTCTCGTAGATCTCTTTAGCAATGTCGTACATCTCTTGCTCGTCTTTGACATTACGAGGATCTGTCTTAGTACGATCAGTGACTACAGGTCTTTCACCAATAGGACTTGTCTCTACTGGTACGGGAGCTTCTTTAGGAGCAGTAGCTTTCTTTTCAGCTAATGTTTTTAAAGCAGCTTGGTTAGTTTGGTTTTCATACTGAGCTTTAGTCTGACCTTCTACTTTAGGAGTCTTAACATGCTCTGCTTCATGTTGAAGAACAAAGTCAACCCACTCTTGTGGTGTTTTGA